GATACTGAATTGGCATTGGTACGACACTAAACTATTCACTCTCTATCTTAAAGAAGATATGTCAATGAGAGACATTGCAAGCGAAACTAATATCAGCCTCACATCAATCTACAATACACTAAAGAACTGCAAGGAACGTCTAAGAGAAAACGTAGGCGATGATTGGGAGGATTTCTTAAATAAAGATTTTGAATTAATATAAACAATATGGCAAAAAGAAAAGCACAAGGACTTGGAGATACGATTGAGCAGATTACTGAGGCAACTGGTATCAAGAAGTTAGTAGAATTTGTAGCAGGCGAGGACTGCGGATGCGAGGAACGTAAGAAAAAACTAAACGAGTTATTCCCGTACAGAAACACGAACTGCTTAACTGAGGAAGAATACACTTGGTTAAACGAATCAGGAGTACTTACTCAACAAACATTCAGGCCTACTGAACAAACGAGATTGATTGCAATTTACAACCGTGTCTTTAACTTACGTCAAGAGCCTACATCTTGTGCTTCTTGTTTCCGTGAGATTGTAATTAAGATGCAAAAGGTATTTGAAGAGTACAAAGGATGAGATACTACATATTAGACTACGGCAAAGATTTAATTGAGTACGCCCACTCTCTATCGGAAAAGATACGAAAAGACGGGCACCACTTGATTGAATACTTCACAGATGCTGATGGTTTAATGTGCTTAGAAGAACTAACAGAAGACGAATTCTTAGACCACTTTAAAAAAGTAAAAGATGCCTTTACCGACACCACTACCTAAAGAACAAAAAGGAGAGTTCCTCCAAAGATGTATGATGGATGATACTATGGTCAGAGAATACAAAGACCAAGACCAGAGATATGCAGTATGTAGAAACCAAATAGAAAAACACGAACTAACAAATGGCAAAAGTAGGAAGACCACGAAAAATAGATAGTCCTGAACATCTCTTAGAACTATTCCAAAGCTACAAGAAGTGGGTAAAAGAAAACCCAAGATACAAATACACCCTAAACCAAAGAACTGGAGATATGGTAGCTGAACCTCTTGAATGTCCACTTACAATGGATGGGTTTGAAGTCTACTGCTTCAATAAGTTTGACCTAACAATCGAACACTACATAAGAAATACTGAGGGAGCTTATCAAGAATTTTGCGGTATCTCTACACATATAAAGCGAGAAATCCGCCAAGACCAAATCAACGGAGGCTTAGTAGGTCAGTATAATGCGAACTTAACCGCACGTTTAAACGGACTAACTGAGAAGACTGAGAACACAGTAGTAACCGAGCAACCGCTATTCAACTTTGATTCTTTAAAGAAAAATGACTAACTACTACGTATACACTCACAACAACATAAAGACAGGTAAATGCTTTTATGTAGGCATCGGAAAAAATGATAGAGTTTTTGATGGTGGTTCTAAACGTAATCAAAAATGGAGGAAATATGTTTGGGATAACAATGGGTTTCAATTTCAGATTATTGTAAACGGAATTACAAAGGAAAAAGCATTAGAGATAGAACGTAATTGCATTCTAAAATTAGGTCTCGAAAACTTATGTAATATCGTAGGAGAAAATGGAAATAGCACTGCATTTCAAAAAGGATTTACACCTTGGAATAAAGGACTAAAAAATGCTCAAGCACCATCAAGTAAAAAAGTGTTGTACAATGGTGTATTATATGAATCAGTTAATAGATTGATAGAGCATCTAAAGATAGGAACAACGACATTTTATAGAAGATTAAAAAAAGGTTCAATTCAAATTGAGTATGTTTCAACTAACTACTGCAATTAGAAAAATACTTGAACTGAATAAGCGTATAAAAATTATTCAGGGAGGAACAAGTGCTGGTAAGACATTTTCGATTTTACCAATACTAATTGACAAGTGTGCCCGAGAAAAAGGCTTAGAGGTTTCAGTAGTTGCTGAGACCATTCCGCATTTAAGGAGAGGTGCTTTAAAAGACTTCCTAAAGATTATGCGTTGGACTGGTAGGTATGTTGAAGACCGATTCAATGCAACTCTACTCAGATACGAATTTGCTAACGGAAGCAGTATAGAGTTTTTCTCTGCTGATAACGCATCTAAACTTCGAGGAGCAAGACGTGACATATTATACATCAACGAGTGCAACAACGTAACATTTGACGCTTACTTAGAGCTTTCCATTCGTACCAAGAAAGAGATTTACCTTGACTTTAACCCTGCTAATGAGTTTTGGGTTCACAAGGAACTGAAAGACGAACCTGACGCAGATTTCATAATTCTTACCTACAAAGACAACGAAGCCTTAGACGAGAGCATTGTCCGTCAAATAGAGAAGAACCGAGAAAAAGCAGCTACGAGTTCTTACTGGGCTAATTGGTGGCGAGTGTATGGTCTCGGAGAAGTAGGAATGCTTGAGGGTGTAATCTTCGATAATTGGAAAGAGATTGACAAGATACCTGACGATGCAAGATTGGTAGGCATAGGACTTGACTTTGGTTACACGAATGACCCTACTGCAGCGATAGAAATCTACAATTGGAATGGTCAACGCATAGTAAACGAAATTGTTTACCGAACTGGTATGCTTAACTTGGACATTGCTAAGATACTTCCGTCAAGCGTTACTATCTATGCTGATTCCTCAGAGCCGAAATCAATAGACGAAATCAGACGCTACGGAAAGACGATTAAAGGAGTAACGAAAGGCAAGGATTCAATCAACTACGGGATAGACGTAATGCAACGTCAAAACTACTTAGTTACCAAGCAGAGTACAAACCTAATCAAAGAGCTGAGGTCATATTGTTGGGATGTAGACAAACAAGGAGCAAGGTTAAACAAACCTGCAGGAGGAAACGACCACGCTATTGACGCACTTAGATACCACGAGATGGAAAGTCTCGGTTTAAATTCAAACTATGGACAATACGCAATCCGATGAGTTGCCTAAAATGAAAGCAGTAGTAGAGGAATACATCTACAACGAGAAAGGGAAAAAGGTCAAGATAGTCTTTGATGACATCTACAAGATACGAATACACTCACAAATGCTGGCAGCAGCTTATGCCTATGTGCTACAAAAACAAGAACAAAAAGTTAAATAGATATGGAAATCCAAGTAAAAGTACCAACCTCACTAAACGAAATCCCACTTAAGCACTATGTGGACTTCTTGAACGTGCAGAAAGGTTCAAACGATGAAGAGTTCATTGCTCAAAAAATGATTGAGATTTTCTGTGGCATCAGGTTATCGGATGTAGCTAACATCAAGCTGACGTCACTCAATGAAATGGTTGCCCACTTTACAAACCTATTCAGCCAAAAGCCAGAGTTTACACAAACCTTTAAAATCGGAGATATAGAGTTCGGTTTTATTCCGAACTTAGAAGAGATTTCTTTCGGAGAGTATGTGGATTTAGAGAACAGTCTACAAAGCTGGGAGACTTACAACAAGGCTATGGCAGTAATGTACCGACCTATCAAAACACGAAAGGGAGACAAGTACGAAATACACGACTACAAACCAAGTAAAGACCATCAGGAGCTGATGAAGTTCGCTCCGCTTGATGTATGCATAGCAGCATCGGTTTTTTTTTACAATTTAGGAAACGAGTTATTGACGGCTACCCTGAACTATTTGGAGAAGCAGATGAAGATGGACAAGAACCTATCAATGACTTTAGCGAAACAACTCAATTTGCAAAACGATGGGGATGGTATCAGTCAATATATGCACTCGCTAAGGGAGACGTTACAAAGTTCGATGAAGTTACCACACTTCGACTTACTAAATGTCTCACCTATCTCACATTTGAAAAGCAAAAAAACGAAATTGAACAACGACAACTCCAAAGACAATTAAGACGATGAAAGGATTTTACACTATAACAGAAGCCCTACAAACACATTTCAACAATGACGTGTTAGTAAACACCGTTACTGAGGGCGATATCTTCGAGGTAGACTTAAACAAGCAGACTATCTTCCCACTTGTGCACGTAATGGTCAACAATGCGACCTTTGAAACCAACGTAGTACGTTTTAACATCAGCCTATTGGCTATGGATATCGTCAACATATCAAAAGACGAAACCACAAACATCTTTAGAGGCAACGCAAACGAGCAAGACGTTCTCAACACTCAGTTAGAAATCTTAAATCGTGCTTATGCTCAAATGCTCCACGGTAACTTGTGGGATTCTGAAGTAGTAGTAGATGGCAATCCTACCTGTGAACCGTTTACTGAACGCTTTGAGAACTACTTAGCTGGTTGGACTATGACATTTGACGTTCTGATTCCTAACGAGGTTACTATCTGCTAATGGAAAAGAGCGAAGTTCAAAAGGCTTTAGAGAGGTTTAGAGACCACGTTGTGAGTATCTCTAAGCGTAACCTTACAAACAAGCAAAAGAACTCGTCTAAGA